CCCTACAACCAAAGAGCATTTCATTTACACAAGGTTCTTTGAATCTAAAGGAGTGCAAGAGGGTAGCAATATAACAAAAGACAATACTACCTACATACATACCACATACATAGACAACATAGACAACCTATCTAAAAGCTACATAGAGCAGATAGCTCAAATGCGTGAACGTAGACCAGAGAAATACAAACAACAAATGTTAGGTGCTTGGCTTAATAAAGCTGAGGGTGTTATATTTGATAATTGGACAATAGGAGAGTTTAAGAGAACAAGCGTAAGTGTATGGGGTCAAGATTACGGATTCGCAGCAGACCCTTCTACATTGGTTGAGGTTAATATAAACAGTAGCACTAAGACCATCTACCTAAAAGAATGTTTCTACTTACAAAGACTAACTACTACACATATAGCAGACTTAAATATTAAACACGCTAAGGATGGTTTGATAATAGGGGATAGTGCAGAGCCAAGACTACTAAGCGAGATAAAAGCAAAGGGGTGCAATGTAAAACCAAGTATTAAAGGACAAGGAAGTGTAACATACGGAATAAGCCTATTACAAGACTATGACTTAGTAGTAACACCAGAAAGCACCAACCTCATCAAAGAGCTAAACAACTACAGTTGGCTTGAAAGAAAGTCTAATACACCAGTAGATAAATGGAATCACTTAATAGATGCTATTAGGTATGCAGTAGGCTACCAACTACAAAACCCAAACAGAGGTAAGTATATTGTATCTTAGTCCCTAAAATAAATTAAAAACGTTTATATATTAATAAGTAAAAGAATATGAAAGTAAATCTTAAAATCCCTACAAGTCTAAACGAGATAACACTTGGTCAATATCAAGAGTTCTCAAAGTTAGATAATGATACAGAAATAAAGCCTGTAGATGTTCAGTTAAAGATGATTGAGATATTTTGTAATGTATCGGATTTAGTGGTTAGAAATATGAAAGCTACAGACATAACAGAGATATGTAATATCTTAAATAATATGTTTGATACAGAACACCAACTTGTAAATAGGTTTAAACTAAATGGGGTTGACTATGGTTTTATACCAGAGCTTGATGATATGACCTTTGGGGAGTATGTAGACTTAGACACATTCATAGGAGACAATGATAACTTACATAGAGCTGCAAATGTTTTGTTCAGACCTATAGAGTTTAAAAGAGGAGATAGATATACTATTAAAGATTATGATTCTGACACAAGTGAAGTGGCTAAAGACTTTCCTTTAGATGTAGTGCTTGGAGCTATTGTTTTTTTTTATCGTTTAGGGAAAGACTTGTCGGTAGCTATGATGAACTCTTTGGACAAGAAGAACGAGAAGGATTTAGCACAGTATCTAATTTCACATCCAAGTATGGATGGTTCAATTCACTCTATGCAATCGCTGACGGAGATATTACAAAATTTGAATATATCACTAAATTAAATGTACACGAATGTTTAACATTCTTAGAATACACAAAAGAAAAAAACCAAATAGAAGCAGCACAGATAAAAAGTAAATTTAAGTAATATGAGCAATACAGGGATAAGAGGATTTTACCAACTAACAGAAACTATAAAGACACAGTTACTAAGTGATGTAAACGTAAACACAGTAACAACTGGGGATATATTCGACATTGACTTATCTAAGCAAAGTATCTTTCCTTTAAGCCACATAATTATAAACTCTGTTACAACACAAGAGCAAGTATTATTATTTAACATTACTGTAATGGCAATGGATATAGTAGATGAGAGCAAAGAGAAGACAGAAGATATATTCAGAGGTAATAACAATGAGCAAGATGTGCTTAACACACAGTTAGCAGTATTAAACAAATTAGTAATGGTATTGCGTAGAGGTACACTTTATAGTGATAAGTTCCAATTAGAAGGAGATGCAACGTTAGAGCCTTTCTATGAAAGGTTTGACAATCGTTTAGCTGGGTTTGCTGCTACTATGGACATAGCAATACACAACGACATAACTATATGTTAGCAGAACAATACTTAAGGGATGAGCTTAATAAGTTTGCTAAGTATGTTATTCAGCAGAGTAGAAGTAATTTGTCTAAAAGTAAAAAGAACGCTTCTAAGGAGCTTTATAATTCTTTAGGGTATGATATAGCAGAAAACTCTGGAACAACGTCATTAGGCTTTGAAATGGCTGATTATGGTAAGTTTCAAGACAGAGGGGTAAGTGGTAAAGAAAAGAAATACAGTACACCTTACTCATATACAACAAAGATGCCTCCACCAAAGGCTTTTGATAAATGGGTAGTAAGGAAAGGAATAGCTCCAAGAGGTAAAGGTGGGAAGTTTGCATCAAGAGAAGGGATTAAGTTTGCTATTGCTAAATCAATATATAAGAAAGGAATAAGACCAAGTATGTTTTTTACTAAGCCCTTTGAAGCAGCATTTAAACGCTTACCAGATGAATTATTAGAAGCATACTCAGTAGGTATAGAGAAACAGATACAAGTAAACATAAATAAGAAATGAGCAATATAAACGTAAGAAGTCCATACTATATAACTACAGGGACTGTAACAGGCTTAAATAGTACAACTATAGAAATATACATCTATACTGGTGCAAGGATAACGGGCAGACCATCAACACCTACTTATAAACTTGAGGGATTTGCAATCAAGAATGAAGTTACTTTTGAGGTAAGTGAACTTATTAAAGACTATATTAGTCAGACTTTTACTGGTACATATTCAACAAGTATCTTATGGGTGGATTATAGAACAACTCAAACGATAAACGGAGTAGCTCAAACAATAAGTGGTTATACTTATCGTAAAGCTCTTAATGGATATGGTTACTTTGAAGATGGTGCTAATCCACAAAACGATAATGCTGTTTATATAAGCAATGATATTATTTTAAAGTTAGATGATTCTCCAGTAGTATTTCCTGTTGACAACTCTATAACAAGTTCAGTAGCGTATTTACTAAACGGAGAGATAGTTAGAACTGTTAATTTAACACAAAGCTCTTTAAGTAGTGAGCAAGTGAGGTATATTACAAATGGTGTTGATGGTGCTGATTCTTTTGAAGATAGAGTTGTGCAGTCTGGTGGTACTTTTGAGGATAATGTTTGTATTGTAGAATTTGAGGATGAGTTTATTTTTATGGACTGCGATTCTATACACGTTAGTTACTCACAAGGTGGTGTTAGTAAGGTTAAAATTTTAAAAGTCCAAAATGTTGAGGAGTGTAAGTATGAACCTTACAAAGTAACATTTGTAAATAAGTTTGGTGCTTTGCAAGATATATGGTTTTTTAAGAGAACTAATAAAACACTAACAACAAAAAAAGAATCGTTTAAGAGAAACATAGTTAGCGGAGCAAGTTATTCAATAAACAAGCACCAAGATACAATACTAACCAAACAAGGAAGTGAGAAGCTTACATTAAACACAGGATACTACCCAGAAGCTTATAACGATGTATTTAAACAGCTTGAACTTAGTGAGGAGTGCTGGATAGAAATAGACTTCAAAACATTACCTATAAATATAGCTTCAACAAGTTTAGCATATAAGACACAACTAAACGATAAAATAATAAACTACACTATAGAGGTAGAGTTTGCTAACAACACAATAAACGATATTAGATAGATGCAGATAATAGAGTTATACATACGGAGTCAGTTCTTAGCTCAAGGTACTGCAAGTGCTACAACTACAAATAAATTAGTAGATTCATCAGCAACCTTCACGACTTTAATTAAGGTTGGGGATGTGGTAGAAAACACAACAGACAATACTACTGCAAAGATAACAGTAATAGATTCAGCTACTCAAGTAACGCTTGACAACAATATAATGACAAGCGGAGAAACGTATCGCATATACACCGACTATGTTAAGATGGATTTGTTTAATGATGAAAGTATAAGTATTTCAGATAGCATACAAGATGTTAGAGATATATCTAAAATATTCACAACATTCTCACAACAGTTTAACTTACCAGCTTCAAAGACTAATAACAAATTCTTTAAGCATTATCAAGATACAGATATAATAAATAGCTTTGATGCAAGGTATAAAGCTGATGCAATAATAAAACTAAACGGAGTAGATTTTAGAAAGGGAAAGATAAGACTAAACACAGTAGACTTAAAAAACAATAAGGCTCATTCTTATAAGGTTGTTTTCTTTGGAGATATAGTAGAGCTAAAAGATTTGTTTCAAGACGATGACTTAAGCTCTTTACCATTTCCAGATAGTTTAAATTTCACTTATGATGATGCAACTGTTTTAAGTAAGTTTCAAACATCAGTTACTGCTGATATAGTATTTCCGTTAGTAACACATAGCAAATACTTTAATATACATACAAACGATAAATACCAAAGCGGAAGTGATAGCTTAATTTATACAGATTTAAAACCAGCGTTAAGAATAAAAAAAATAATAGAAGCTATAGAGTCTAAGTATAACCTTACTTTTAGTGATGACTTTTTTAACAGCTCTAATTTTAAGGTTATTTATATGTTACTGCATAGAGACTCTGGCAATGTTAGTAATGCTTTAACTACTGGAGGTTTATTAACTGTTGAAAATAGTTTTAATGATGACTTAACTTTAGCATCTGGAGATGAAGTAAGACCTTTAGGTGCTGTTGGAGCTGGTTGGTATGTATTTTATTACACAATAACGTTAGCATCAACTGAGCCAGTAACTGTAAGAATTACAGAGCCAAATGGAAATGTATTAGCTCAACAAACTTATGACACTATAGGCTCACATACTTTACAATTTGTCGAAGGTTTTATAAATACCCCAAGTGATATTTTTTTTACTATTGAAGCTGAAAATACTTTAAGTATTACTCAGTCATTGCAAGTTACAAGAAATACTACATCTGGGGTTGTTTTAGATGGAACTTTTAGTTTTCCAAATAACTCAATATTAAACACCTTTGTAGTGTCTCGTCAAATTCCACAAATGAAGGTTATAGACTTTATGACATCTTTGTTTAAAATGTTTAATCTAACTGCATATAAAGAGGATGGTGTTATAGTGGTAAGGTCTTTACAAGACTTTTACAGGACTGGTAATGCTTACGACATTACAGATTATGTAGATGTAAATAAATCAAGTGTAGGTAAGTTACTGCAATTTAAAGAGGTAGACTTTAGATTTAAAAGCAAAGAATACTTTTTGGTTAAAAATTCTGATAATATTCAAGATGATGACTTTGGTAATTTAACATCTGGTAATGATGAGTTTGATGGGGAGGCTTATAAAATAGAGATAGGCTTTGAGAAGATGATGTATGAACGATTGAGAGATACTAATGGAAACTTAACAAATGTAACACAAGGTTCTTTATTAGATAATAACTTAGAAGCAACTATAGGACAGCCATTGTTGTTGTATTGTAAAAACACAGATGCTGATGGTTCTATATTTTGGAATGGCACTACAGAAATAACAAACTATAAGCGACCATCTAACTCTAATATAACTCTTCCAATAGTTAATAATACTTTAAATTTTGGTGCAGAGATGGATGAGAATAGTTTAGCGTTTAACACAAACTCTTTATTCCAAAAGAACTATATAGATTACATCTCAAGTATATTTGATAAACAAGCAAGAAAGACTAAAATAACTGCTTATCTGCCCTTAAGAATATTGCTGAATTATAACTTAAATGATACGTTTATAATAGCTAATAAGAGCTATAGAATAAACACAATAAAAACAAACCTACTAACAAACAAAACAGAGTTAGAGTTGTTTAATGTTTTTACAAGTTTAAATGATTCACGAAATGGTATAGATGGAGGTTTGCCAAGAATGGCTGACTTTGGAACTACTTCGGTAGGTTCTACAACAGTAAACACAAGCTGGACTGCTGTAAGTGGAGCTATAAGATACTGGTTGTATGTCAATGATAATTTAGTGCAAAAACAAACAACTACAACTTATCAGTTTACAGGTTTGCAAATATTAACAACATTTAAGTTAAGTGGTCAAGTCGAATATGCTAATAATAAATTAAGCAGTTTGCAAGATATAATAGTAACAACCACAGCACCTACACCTTAAACAAATTATACAATGATAAAATTAATAATAGAGGGTTTAAAATACGCAAACGGAGAGACTGAGAATATTAGAATAGCACAAGGTAAGCATAAACTACCTACAACATTAAAAGAGGGATATAAAGCACTAAAACAAGAAATAAAATGGCTATAGAAAAAACAATAGATATCAATGTAAACGCTAAGGACGCTATAAATGATATTAATCTTTTAAATAGCGTATTAGAGGAACAAGAGCAGATTACAATAGAGCTACAAAGAGAACAGCAAAGACTTGAGCAACAGTTAAGGGATACTCCTAAAAATTCTTTAGCAGCTCAAAGGGAACTCAATAAGGAATTAAACCACGTTAAGGACTCTATAAAAGACCAGAACTTATCTGTAAAGCAGTTAAAGGTTCAACAGAAGTCTTTAAGCAAAGGTACTAATGATTTAACAAATGACCTTGTATCCAATGGTGGTGCAATGGGAATCTTAAACAACTTAACTGGTGGTTTAGCTCAACAGTTTAAGGATTCTTACGAGGCAATATCATTATCTTCTAAAGGTCTTAGTGGCTTTAAAAGAGCGATGTTAGCAACTGGTATTGGTGCTTTAGTTGTAGGTGTTGGTTTATTGGTTGCTAATTTTGACAAGATAAAAGATTTTTTAAGTGGTATTACAGCAGAAAGTAAAGCAGCGAGGGAAGCGTTAGAAAAAGAAGCAGAAGCATTAAATCAATCTATTGCTAAACAGACAACACATTTACAGTCAGTTGCAAGAGCTTATGAGAGTGGAGCTTTAAAAGGAGAGAATCTTAAAAATGTTATAAATGACTTAAACGAAAAGTATGAAGATGCTAATTTAGAGTTAGATGAGAACAACGAGCTAACAGCAGATTCTTTAGCATTTATTGACAACCAAGTTAAAGCTATAAAAGTACAAGCTAAAAACAAAGCTATACTTACAAACATAGAAGCATTATATAGTGATGAACTACAAGCTCAAACCTTAATAGGTCAAGAGAATAATAAGTTTATGGTTGAAAGAGCGAAGTTAACAGATTTAATAGCTCAAAAAGCAGCAGTAGACCCTAACGATTCAACATTAAAAAATCAACTTAACAAACGGATAGCAGCTTCTCAAAGAAGACAAAAAAGCATTGCTAAAGACATTGCATCCCTAACAAGACAAAGAGCAGAAATACAAGACGCTATTGATAGAGAGACAAGAAGATTAGATTTTACTGAATTTGCGAAACCTAAAAAACAAAAAAAAGATAGAAAAGACTCTGGTAAATCACAAGAAGAGGAAGAGAAAGAAGAAGCAAAAAAACTCGAGGACTTAAAAAATAAAATTAGAGATGCAGAAGCTAATAAAGAAGATGAGGCACGAGCTTTAGAATTAAAAAAAATAAAAGAACATAACGAAAAGCTATTACAAGAAGCAAAAGATGCTGACTTACTTACTCAAGAATTAAAAGATTCATTAGATGAAAAATTAGTAGCCAAACAAGCTGAGTTTGACAGAATAGATGAAGAAAGAAGAAAGAAAAAAGCAGCAGAAGAAAAGGCTGATAAGTTAAAGAAACAAGAGGAAAAAATATCAGAGCTTGAGTTATCAAAAGAGTTTAGTGATTTAGCCTTTGAAGAACAAAGGGCTAAAATAAAAGAAAGAGAGCAATTACTTTTAGAAGATAAACTTTTATCAGATAAGCAAGAGCTTGTGTTGGCTAATCAGTTTAAAGATGCTAAAATCGAAATAGCTAAAGCTGAAGCTGAAGCAAAGGCTAAAACTTTAGATGATACAACAGATGTATTACAAAAGTTTACTGGTATTGCTGGAGAAGAAACTGCTGCTGGTAAAGCTCTTTCTATCGCAAGTGCTACTATAAACACTTACAGAGGGGTTTCAGATGCTTTAGCTGCTAAGACTGTTACACCTTTTGAAACTGCTTTAAAGTTTGCTAATGCTGGAGCTATTTTAACTTCTGGTATGCAAAATGTTAAAAAGATAGTGTCTGTAAAAGTCCCTAACGTTGGCGGAGATTCTGGTGGTGCTGCTGGTGGTGGTTCTGTTGGAGGAGCTCCACAACCTCCAGCTTTTAACATTGTAGGTGCAAGTGAAACAAATCAATTAGCTGATGCAATAGGAACGCAAGAACAGCAACCAGTACAGGCTTATGTAGTGTCTAACGATGTAACAACTGCACAGAGTTTACAAAACAATATTGTTGAAGGAGCAACGATAGGATAAATACAAAATAAATTAAAAATCTTTATATAATAATATGCGAATAGTAGAACTGATTTTAGACGAAGACCAAGAGATAGGAATTGAAGCTATTAGCGTAGTAGAGAATCCAGCAATAGAAGAAGATTTTATAGCTCTTAAATCACAAGAGTTTAAACTTGCTGAGGTAGACAAAGAGAAGCGTATATTAATGGGTGCTTTACTAATCCCAAATAAGCCTATATACAGACGAAACGGAGAAGATGAGTATTATATATATTTCTCAAAAGATACTGTCTTAAAAGCCTCTCAAATGTATTTAATGCAAGGCAAACAAAACAACTCAACCTTAGAACACCAATACGAAATAAACGGACTTAGTTTAGTAGAGTCTTGGATAGTAGAAGACAAGGTACACGACAAGTCAGTCAAGTATGGTATGGATTTACCTTTAGGTTCTTGGGTTGGTTCTGTAAAAGTAAACAACGATAAAATCTGGAATGAGTTTGTAAAAACAGGTAAGGTAAAAGGGTTTTCAATAGAAGGCTACTTTGCTGACAAGATGGAAAGACCTAAAGAAACTATCAAAGATGATTTATCTAAAATTGAAGAAGAAGAAGCGGAGTACTTATTAAGTCAAGTAACTGCTATACTAAAGAATGAAGATATAGAGTTAGAAAGCTATTCAGATTATCCAAGTGGTGTTAAAAATAATGCTAAGAGGGGTTTAGAATTAAACGAAAAGGTAGACAATAAGTGTGCTACACAAGTAGGAAAGGTAAGAGCTCAACAATTAGCACAAGGGAAACCAATAAGCAAAGAAACAATTAAAAGAATGTTTAGCTATTTATCAAGAGCTGAGGAGTATTATGATGAAGGAGATTCTAAGGCTTGTGGTACTATCTCATATTTATTATGGGGTGGTAAAGCTGGATTAAGATGGGCTGGTAGTAAATTAAAAGAGTTAGAGAAATGAAGAACAAATCAAAAGAATTTATAACACCAAGCAAGACAAGTCCAAAGAGTAGTAGAAAAGGGTGTTTATGTAAAGACAACACTTATAAGACCAAATGTTGTGACGGAAGTTTAAGAGCTCAAGGAATAGGAAGTATTTGAAAATGCAAAATTAATTTTTAACCATTATATATTAATATGAACACAAATGATATGATTAGTAAAATCAAGGAAGTTGTAGGCTTATCTGAAGAAGTTAAGTTAGAACAACAAACGTTAGAAAATGGTACTGTCTTAGAGGCAGATGCATTTGAATCAGATAACGAAATATTTATCGTTACTGAAGATGAAAGAGTAGCTGTGCCTGTTGGAGAGTATCAACTTGAAGATGGAAGAATCTTAGTAGTATCTGAAGAAGGAATTATTTCTGAAGTTAAAGAAGCTGGAGAAGAAGAAGTAGAAGAAGAAGTAGAAGAAGTGGAAGCTCAAGAAGAAGAAAAAGAAGAAATGGGCTACGCTACTAAAGAAGAACTTGCTGAGGTAAAAGATATGATTGAAGAAATCAAAGCAATGCTTGAGCCTAAAGAAGAAATGAGTTCTGAGGACTTAGGAAACCTTTTAACAGAGGAATTATCTAAGCACGAATTAAACGAAGTACCAAAAGAGGTACAAGAAGAATTAAACGAGCCAAGTGCTGAGCCTATTATGGCTAATCCAGAAGCTGACTCAACAAACAAACCAAGTTTTAAGTTTGCACAAAATCGCAAGCCTTCAACTTTTGACAGAGTATTAAACAAAATAATTAACAACTAAAATTAAATAAAATGCCAAATCCAACTATTACAAACTCCTCATACGCTGGAGAATTTGCTGGGAAGTACTTAGGTGCTGCCCTATTGTCTGCTTCAACTTTAGATGCTGGAGCTGTATCAATTTTACCAAACATCAAGTACAAGGCTGCTATGAAAGTAGGAACTTTCTCAAACTTAGTACGTTCTGCTGATTGTGGTTTCGATGAAACAACATCTGGACTTATTTTAACTGAAAAAGTATTAACTCCAGCTGAATTGCAAGTAAACTTACAAATCTGTAAGAAAGAGCTACACGAAGATTGGGAAGCTGCTCAAATGGGCTTTAGTGCTTTTGACGAACTACCTCCACTATTCTCTGACTATGTAATTTCAAGAGTTGCTGCTGAGGTTGCTAACGCAACTGAAACTTCTATCTGGAGTGGTGCTCTTGGAGAAGGTTCTTTCGACGGATTCTCAACTCTATTAGCTGCTGATGCAACTGTTGTAGATGTTGCTGCTGCTACTGTAGATGCTGCTAACGTAATTGCAGAATTAGGAAAAATCGTAGATGCTGCTGATGCTGCTGTATTAGGGAAAGAAGATTTAACTCTTTACATCTCAAACAACATTGCAAGAGCTTACATTCGTGCTTTAGGAGGATTCGGAACTGCTGGATTAGGCGGTAATGGTGTAGACTCTAAAGGGACAACTTGGTACAACGGAGGTCAATTGACTTTTGAAGGAATCAATATCTTTGTAGCACAAGGATTAGGAGACAACAAAGCTGTATTAGCTCAGAAGTCTAACTTATTCTTTGGAACAGGTCTATTAGATGACAGAAACGAAGTAAGAGTAATTGATATGTCAGAAACTGATGGGTCTCAAAATGTGCGTGTAGTTATGCGTTACACTGCTGGGGTACAAATCGGAATCGGTTCAGATATCGTTTACTATTCTTAATTACTAACTAACTAATTTAAAGGGGTGGGCAAGAACTGCCTACCCTTTTTTATTTAAAACTAAAATAATATGGCTTGTGCAATAACAAAAGGTAGAGGAGTAGGATGTAAGACTGCCTTTGCTGGAATTAAAAATATTTACATCTTAGACTATAGTGCTGCTATCGCTGCTTTGACAGACAGTAGTGGAACTGTAACATTACCAAGTGATGGGTCTGCTGAATTCTTCAAGTTTGAAGTAAAAGGTGGTCAAACATCTTTAGAGACAACTGTAACATCTTCAAGAGAAAATGGGACTACATTCTATGAGAGTACATTAAATGCTACTTTTCAAATATTAGATGTAGCGACTCAAGAGGAGATTAAACTTCTTAATAGAGGAAGAGCTCAATATGTAGCTGAACTATATCCAAATGGTGCTGGAGTAACTAAGTATTTACTAATAGGTAAAGACAATGGTGCTGAAATCACAGGAGGGACTATCGTTTCTGGTGCAGCAGCTGGAGATTTACAAGGATTTACACTAACAGCAGTAGCTATGGAAGTTAACCCTCCATTCTTCTGTACTGTTCCAGATGTAAGTGCTACAGCTTCTATCGACCCAGCTTAGTAGTTTATTTATATTTAAAATTAGCCTTTCCTTTTGGGAGGGCTTTTTTTATTTATATACAATACAAAATAATTTAGTTTTGTTTATATATTAGTATGAAGTTAATAGGAACAAACGGAGATAAGACTTTTAAGGTAATTCCAAGACAATTTATTAATGGTGCAATTAATGTAAAACTTACAAGTGAAAGCACAGGTGCTGATATAAACGTAAGTCCTACAGCTTCAACTGATGGTAATTATATGACTTTCACTATTGCCTTTGGTACTTTGACAGAAGGAGATTTTTATACTCTTGAAATAAAGGATGGGACTGTTGTAATATACAAGGATAGAGTATTCTGTACAGACCAAACAGTAAACCAAGTAAACAACGATTACTATTCTGTAAATGATGGAGAATACACCTCAGAGGATAGTTTTGATAACGATTATATTATAATATGAACGATTTAAGAATTGTAAATTTAAGTAGTTACACAAGCCCAGAGATTGTAGAGAAGTCTAATAAGCAATGGGTGGCTTATGGTAGTGATAATAATTTCTTTGGGCACTTAATCTCTAACTATGAGAATAGCCCAACAAACAACGCTATTATAAACGCTATTAGCCAACAAATATACGGACTTGGCTTAGATGCTTCTGATTCAAGTAGAAGACCAGAGCAATACGCTAAAATGATTACAATGTTTCACAAAGACTGTGTACAAAAGCTTTGTTTTGATTTAAAGCTAATGGGTCAATGTGCAATGCAAGTAATCTACTCAAAGGACAGAAAAACTATCGCACAAGTTGCTCATATACCAGTAGAAAACTTAAGAGCTGAGAAGTGTAACGAAAAAGGAGAGATAGAAGGATATTTTTATTCTGATGATTGGGCAAATGTAAAACCAAGAACAGAACTAAAAAGAATACCAGCATTTGGGTGTAGTAATGAAAACATAGAGATTATATATGTAAAGCCTTACAGAGCTGGATACAAATATTATTCAAGTCCAGACTATACAGGATGCTTACAATGGTGTGAGATAGAAAGCGAAGTATCAAACTTTCACTTAAATAACGTTCAAGGTAGTTTTAGTCCTAACACACTAATACAATTCAACAATGGAACACCAAACGCAGAAGAAAGACAAGCGTTAGAGAATCGTATAGCACAGAAGTTTACAGGCACAGGAGGTAATAAGTTTATTCTTGCTTTTAATGATAACCAAGATGCAGCAGCAACAGTAGAGACATTACCTATTAGTGATGCTCACAATACTTACGAGTATGTAAGTTCACAAGCTACTGAAAAGATAATGGTAGGTCATAGAGTTGTATCTCCTATGCTTTATGGGATTAAAGATGCTACAGGCTTAGGAAACAATGCAGAAGAATTAAAGACTGCTTCTATATTGATGCAAAACTTAGTTATAGCACCTTTTCAACATTTATTGATAGATGCTTTTGATTCTATATTAGCTTATAATCAAATTAGCTTAAAATTATACTTTAAGACACTACAACCTCTACAATTTATAGATTTAGAGAATGTAGAAGATGAAGAGACAAAAGAAGAAGAAACAGGAGTTAAATTAAGTCAAGAATTACCAGACGAGTTAGGAAGCGACATAGCTGATGCCTTAATAGACTTAGGAGAGGACGAATTAGACCTTTTAAACGACTTTAACATAATAGATGAAAGAGAAGTTAACTATGATGAAGAATTAGGCTTAGATGAGGTTATATCAGACCTTAATAAACCAAAAGAAAAAAGTACACTTGCTAAAGTATGGGAATTTGTTAGCACAGGTAAAGCAACACCTTATAGAGAAAGTGAGCAAGATGGTACAAGTAAACAAACTGATGAGAAAGGTAATGAGTTTTTAGTAAGATATATGTATAGTCCACAATCGTATAGTGCAAACTCAAGAAGGTTCTGTAAGAAAATGGTAGATGCTAAAAAGGTTTACAGAAAAGAGGACATTATATCAATGGATGATAAGGTTGTAAATGCTGGATTCGGAAAGGGAGGCTCAAATACTTATTCTATATGGCTTTACAAAGGTGGTGCGAGATGTCAACATAAATGGCTTAGAAAAACATTTGTGCGTAAAGAAGGTGGTAAAGGCTTAGGAAGTGCTATTAGTACAACAGAGGCAAGGTCAAGAGGTTTTAAACCAGAGGCTAACGCACAGAAAGTACCTGTAGCTCCTAAGGATATGCAGTATAAAGGTTATACAGCAGCTTATTGGAATAAAATAGGATTTAAGAATTAATATGGCAACAGCATTATTTATATCAAGAACGGACTTAGTTAAGAACTCTATAATAGATGGCAATGTAGATACGGACAAGTTTATACAATTTATTAAGGTAGCTCAACAAATCGACATACAAAACCTTTTAGGGACTGACTTATACAACAAAATAGGTGCTGACATTGTTGCTGGTAATTTAAGTGGAGATTATTTAACCTTAACAAATTCATATATACAGCCTTGTTTAATTTGGTTCGCTCAGATGAATTATATTCCTTTTGCAGCTTATCAAATAAAAAACGGAGGTGTATTTAAGCACTCAAGTGAAACTGCCCAGAACGTAGATAAAAACGAGGTTGACTATTTAGTATCTAAGGCAAGGGAATATGCTAACTACTACTCTACAAGAATGGTAGATTACTTATGTTACAATGATAACTTGTTTGCAGAGTATAACTCAAACACAGACGAGGATATAAGCCCAGATACGGACACAACATTTAACGGATGGGTTTTATGAAGTATAAAGTAAAAGAAGTAAACGTAAAGCGTTTAGAGAGCTACATACAGCTAAAAGAGAAAGAAGAAAAAACTGATATAAAACAAAAAGATGGGATACGGAGAAATATATAACACAACGTGGTGGGGTAATGCAATAGAGACAGCATCATCAATAGGCACTAAACCAGATTTCGTTAGTGGACAGTTTACAATGAATGAAAGACAAGAAGTAGAAGCAGTAAAATGTTTAGCAGATTGGACACACACAACAGCATTACAAGACTTAAATAATTAAACAATGGCAAAACCAAAATTAGCATTAATACCAGCAGCACAAGGCACTAAGTTATACTCTGTATTACCGAGTGATGGTGTGGGAGACTTTACTTTCGCAAGAGGCAGCGAAGCAACAAGAATAAATGCACAAGGATTAATAGAGAACGTTGCAAGTGGTGTTTCAAGATTAAACTACCCAATGATAGATGGTGTTGTAAAAGGATGTCCACATCACATTTTAGAACCAGCGAGGACTAACATTATTGCAGATAGTATAGAAATAAGTCAATTTACGCAATCTAATACTTCAGTAATAGATAATAACATAATTTCTCCAGAAGGAACGCTTAACGCAAGTAAAGTAACTGAGCAGAACGTTTCAGGTGTACATTATGTAGGTGCAGGTTTAGCAGGTGGTGCTGGAGAGTACACTTGGAGTTGTTTTTTAAAACAAGGAACTTCAAGGTATGCGGGTATGAGAGCTGTAGTTAATGGTTTTCAAAACAGATTTTTTGTTAATGTAGACCTTTCAAATGGAAGCGTAGTGGATACACATACAGTTGGTTCTGGAACAACTTGGGAATATTATGTACATAAATACCCTAATGGATGGTATCGTTTAGTAATTCAAGCAGCTAATGGAAGTGGTAATATGGATATGTCTATTTCCAGTTCTAATGTAGCACAGCCAAACTATAGTTTAGGACTTCCCACATATTTAGGCAGTACAAATAACAACTTTTATGTATGGGGAGCTCAATTCGAGGCTGGAGCTTTTGAAACATCGTTTATAAAAACAACTGGAACAGCAGTTACTCGTTCAGCAGAAACTGCTAATGGAGCTGGGAACGCTTCTACGTTTAACGATTCAGAAGGTGTGTTGATGGCAGAGATAAGTGCTTTGGTTAATGATAGTGATACTAAAAGAATTTCTTTAAGTGATGGGACAAGTTCAAATAGAATTAGTTTGCTTTTGTCTGATGAAACTATCGGTGGTGTTGTTGTTTCGAGTGGTGGTGTTGCTGTTAATGTATCTGTTTCTGGATATGATACAACATTAAATAATAAAATACTATTTAAGTACAAAGAAAACGATTATTCAATTTTTGTAAATGGATTTGAGATTTTAACAGATACAAGTGGAGCA